CAATTATATTCTGATATTGATAAAAATGTAATCACTTCATTGTATAAAGATGACAAATTAGAAGGTTCGGGTAACCATAACCATCATTATGAAGACAACTTCCCATTTGACCCTACCGACATGTATTTTACTACTTTTGAAGGCTCTAAAAACTGGGTTATGAATGTAGTTGACACAGATAGCGTTGAAGATAGAAAGGTTGCTGTTGATTTTAGTCGCTACTTTTTCTTACTGTCATTACGCACTTTAAACGCTTTATGGCTTTCAGATTCACGCGAGTGGGCTTATAAAGATCGTGAGGAGTATGTTTTAGCTTTGCGTAACGAATACTTTTTTCTGTACTCGGTTATCCACCCACAAGCTAAAATTAAGAAAGCCTACTTAAATTTATTTATGATTAATCCATATCTAAGACGCGGTGGTTTTGGTGGAGCGCTACTAAAATGGTATGAGCAATTTTTACGGGAAAATTTTGGTATAGAATATGTATATCTTGTCCCATTAAAACGAACTGGTGTTGATGATGCATATACATATTGGAATAAAATGGGCTTTGATTACGTTAAAGACCCAGACTTAATGAAATTACTAACAAAGGAAAGAGACGCGTCTAAGGACAGAAAAGAGATGAAGAATGAAATGCTTTATGAATCAACACCAAAAGGTAAACCACCTGGTAATATGATAGCAATAGATCGTTTTGTATCAATGGACCCTGAGCGTAAATCAGCTAAATTGGCATGGAGTGATCGCGAACATCCAACTGTTCCAACAGGAGAAAAGGCTGCTTATGTATCAACAAGTATGTGGAAGAAAATCACAGATAACCCTTCAGTCTATACTGAACACGAAAACAAAAAATTTGATGCTTATTTGAAAGCTGTACCGACTAAACCGGTAACAAAAATTAGCTTTGATTTTCATTATACCGTTGATGTCACTTCCGAAACATTTATGAAAAAAGTTGAGGGGCCTCTTCCAACAGGTGATGAATACGCGAATTATAGATCAAAATTAGAATGTCTGGCTATCCCTATTCTTGTTTATAAACTTAACACATCACGTGGGTTTCCAGCTGAATTGACTAATGATACTGCTCGTTGTGATGAGATTTATGGTAATATTGATGGACCTCCTGCTGTCGACGAAGCCAAGCAATTGTTTGATAGCTTTGTTGTAAAAAAGAAAGAAACTATTAAACCACCATCACTACCTGAACCTGTTCCTGAACCAGTTTTACCGACTGATTTTTTGGCAAATTTACCAGCACCAGCACCTCAACAGGATTTTTTAGACATTGAAAACGATGAATTAAAGAAAGCAATTCAAGCACAAGCCATTGCATCTCGACCTCGACTCCGACCACGTGAATTATTACGATCACCTGCAAGAGATCCTCAACCAGTTAGACCACCCCCGGAATTGATCGATTTAACATTAGATGAAGAAGAAAACGAACCACCACGACAAAGACGACGAATTGAAACAGAAACAGAGGCCGCGGCGGCTGCAAAGGAAAGACTAATACCACCTCCTGTAAATAGCTACGGTGGGCCTGCTACAGCTGAAAGCTACCCTGGACACCCATTTATTTCATCGCTTATTGACGCAGCTGGTGGCGTTGGTGCTGTAGGTTCAAAAGAGAGAACAGCTGTTAAGTATGCAATTTATCAAATGCGAAAAAGGTATGAGAGGTTACCTTTTATTGGTAGACCTAATTTTGATGACTATGTTAAGGCAAATTTAAACGATTTCAACTTAATAGTAGAGTCACAACTAGCACACAAATCTGCTGCACGAGCTTCACTGAGACCCTAATAAAACCCTTCTTTTCTTCATAGGTGAAGCCTTAGGTCTTAAAATGTAAACCCCGTTCTCATGAATTACAGTCAACGGGAAAATGGTTCTTACACACACCCATCTTGATCGTAGGTTACGAATTGCATCAACATCACTTTTATCCAATCCAGAGTAACGACACAGTAAATTGTAGAGTTGGTTTTGACTAGCACCGTGAGCAAAGACTACAAAATGATTAGCCTCTCCTAAAAATAAACGAGTTCTCTTGTAATCTGTTAATAAGTGACTACAGACCACTATAGAAGAAGAGTTGTGACGACCCATAGTTGCAATCATATCAATGACCATTTGAATTTTGTTGTGTATGTCTTTATTACTTCGTTCATAGCCTTCAACGTCGTCAACAATCGTAAGACTGTTTTCAAAATCGTGTACAGAGAGATCTGATTCTAGTAGCGATTCTGGCTTTATTCGTTTCATAACCTTTGACGCTTGATCAATAGTGGGATCTTCGTCTAGATAAGAAATGAAAAAGATTGGATTTTCAGGGTGTAGAACATGGTAACGAATTGCAAAATTGCGTGCTATGTGACTTTTTCCACTGCCTGATTTCCCGCCTACCATAATCACATCTCTGCCTCCTTCGTGATGTGTTGGTTCAATAGCAAATTTGTAACCGTCAGGTGCTTCTAACGGGGACTCATCCTCCTGGCTCTCGTCAAGATAAACAAGATCACCATCAAGACGGCCCTTTCCATGTAAGATAGCAATAGGTACACCATTTTCTTCTTTGTCTTTAGAGTCTTTAGAAATAGAAAACACAGACATGATGATTTCTGATCACGTATTTACAAATGCTGTTATGTCAGCAAACCAACTAACCAAAGAGTCAAAACGAAGTTACTTAAAACAACTAGACCAAGTGAAACGTGTCATGAAGGGTAAAACGTTTAAATCATCTATCCCAAAGACGTCAGCAGACACTCTTTATTATATCTTAATGCACCCTAAGCAGGTTCTAGGGATTTATGAAGAACTCTTACGCAAAAACACAATTTCTTTGAACTCTGCAAAGTCTAATATGGTGGCAATGGCTTCATTGATTAAGCGTGCGGAAGAGTCTGAAATTGCACCCGAAGAACTACTTGAAAAGCAAAAGTTTTGGGTTCGTAATGTTCGAGTCTTAAATGCTCAAGTTCAAAAAGTCATTGAACGTAACCGCTTGTCAGAGCGAGAAAAGGAGTCATGGGTCCCGCTTTCAGAGTGGTTAGAAACTGAGAAAAAAATGAGACTTTCCGAGCCTGGAAGTTATGGTCATTTACTAGTCGGTTTTCATAGCCTTGTCGCACCAACTAGAGGTGGCGATCTCAGTAAAGTAAAGATCATAAAATCTGAAGACCCTGACACGAAAAGCAAGCAAAACGTCTTAATTTGGAACGGACCTAAACAACCCGCAAAGCTTTTGATTCGCAGTCACAAGACCTCTAAAAAATGGCCACTCCTCGTACGAGAACTGCCACAAGAATTAAAGAACGCTATTGATACGTCGTTAAAGAATACACCGCGTGAGTATCTTTTTGAGATGGAATCGGGAAAACCGTGGTCAAAGGCTTCATTTTTAGTTTGGAAAAATAGAGAATTTCAACGTATTTTTGATAAGCCAGTCACTACTAATATAGCGAGGCATGCTTACATTAATGCTCAGGATCAAGTCCCGAAATCTATTGAAGACAGGCGAAAGCAAGCTGAATCAATGGGTCACTCTCTTAGAACTCAGGATGAATATAGACGTATTGTTTAATTTATTGAGGGATCATGCTTCCAGACATGCGAGCCATCTTGCGCATGCGAGGCTCATCGCCCATAGCAGGCTTAAACTGAGGCATGCCGAGAGATGTAGTAAGCCTAGAGCTAGTGTGCATACCAGAAGCACCACCCACCAAGCGAACAAGCTGAGAAGATGTAACAGATGAGCTGGTAGATGCAGCCTCAACATCGTTGGTATTGAGAATTGTCTTGCGGATAGCGCTGCTTCCACGAACAGACTCAAAGAAGCCAGAGTTAACTCCCATAATAGTAATGATAACGTTGTTAGAAGAACTCAAACCTCCTAGGTAGTTGAAAAATCCATTTGAGTTATCGAGTGTAACATTGACCTGGACACTGTAGTTTCCGAGTGTTCCTGGAGCCAAACCAGAAGATAGAGGAACATCCTGTCCCATACGAAGAACGATCGGAGAACCTGTAAGTTGGACGTTGGGGGAGTTACCCTGGAAAGTATCATACACACCAGATCCAAGGGCACCGGATGAAACGGGTGTTAGCGTCGAAAAGCGCTCGCGAGCATATCCACGGAACTGATTCCAGTCCATGTCAAGACCACCCGCAACAGCACATGCATACAAATCTTCTTGAGAATAGTTAGAACAAAGGTTGGCATAGTTGTCGAAAGTGACTCCAATATTTGAGATAGGAATGTACGTATCGCTCTGAGTCTGGCCACGAAACGCAGGTCTTGCCCACACAACCAAGAGATCAGGGATTGAAGAAAGCGTAACCGTGTTTGATTGCACCTGAACAGTTCCAGTGCTGCTCCACGTGGCTGAGGAAGTGCTGTTGTAGCGAGGAAATTCAACGTATGGAACACTGGACACAAGCGGTAGTGTGATTTCAGGTGGTGGGGTAAGGAAGGTACACAAAAGCTTTGGAGGTGTAGTCCATGGTCCAGTTTGGTTACCTGCATTTTGAGTTGGTGGTTGAAGTCTGACGTTACCAAACAAGGCATTGATACCTGATTGACGAGTCATGTACTGGTAAGAGCCATAAGCGTTGTCAAGCTTATCAGCATATAATCGACCAAGCTGTCCAACTGCAAGAGGAGATGTAGATGCTCGAGTGGAATAACCTTGAATAGCTCCTGGGTTGCCAAGGGTCATGTTGACAGTCATGTTAGTGATGCCATACAAACCAACCTCAGTCATCTGCTTAGAGTCTTGCCACAAGAACGGGCTTACACACAACGGCTCAGTTGTCTGGTAGCGGTACATGATTGGAAGAGGGATGTCAGCACGTGTTGGGGTAATAACCCACGTACCCATAGAAGAAGTAACTAGACTTTGGCCAATCAAGTTGGAGTTTAGAGGGATAAACGCAGGAGTCCAGTTAATAATAGGAACAACAACTCCGTTGACAGTGTATGCATCATACTGGTTAAGAAGAGCGCCAGTTGTTGGGTGGACGAATCGAATAGGGTAAGATCCGTTAGGAATATCACTGTCACGAGCACCATCAAATCCAGCAGTAACACCATTGTATGTCTTTGCATCATCCTGGGTCCATGCATACATATCAAACTTACTAGGGCAAGTTCGTTGCATGAGAGAATCTCGTGTCTGACTGAGGAGAAGCTGTTCACGCAAAACATCACCTTGAATGCTGACTGAGCAATCGTTAATTGTTACAGTCACGGATGTAGCCAGCGATTGCACTGGGAACATACCCAAAGAGAGATCAGTGGAAGCGCCAATAGACTGGTAATAATTTCTGTAAACAGTGCTACCTGACAATGAACCAGTTGATACAGCCCCACCACGGAGAGTAAGTGATCCAATTGCTGCAATACCTGCTCCCACAAACGGATTTGACTCTACATAAAGCTGGAAAACTCCATTAGGTGGGTCGTTGATACTGAATCCTGTAGCATACAAGGTGGTTCTAAAAGCGAGAGTTGCGCATTGTGTAATAGCTTCGCTGTTAATACTTAATGGGGCTGTTCCAAAACATATAGCGTTAGTAAGCGGTGGGATAGGTCCACCACCCTGACCTGTACCATAAGACTGTTGAACAACTAGATCTGCTCTCGCACTTCCAAATACAGTACCCACTACAGGATCAATCAATTCAATCAAAAACCAAGTAGTCATACCACCAGCACCTTGAACACCATTGATTCTACCAGTCAACATGTAATCTACTGAAAACGTTCCTCCGATGTTTGAAAATCCAGGTACTAAAAATGGATTTGGTAATGCTGGGGTTACTTCTTGTTGTGCTGGTGTAATAACAGCTGGGTTAGGAGTAGTAGAAGCACTGTACATAACCCATGATGGACCCGTCGAACCATTTGCAAGTCCATTACTTAACGGGTATTGAAAGGTAGTGGGAGCAAGAAAAAATGGATCCTGTGAGGACGTTTCAACAAGACCTGGCCATGCATTTGCAGGTACAATCAAGGCAGTGTTTCCACCGCTTGGGGCACTTCCATCAGGTTTAAAAGTGGGAGCTGTAGGGGTGTCCTGTTGACGGTATGAATCTGCAACAGCATCTGTAATGGGTGCAACGTATGTACCAGCAGCAACTTGAAAAGGGACAGTTTGTGCGGGTGCGTTAATGCATGTTTGAGAAGGGACTGCTTCAGAATAAACATAAGCAGATGAATTCAACTCAATTTTTCGGTCTGTAAATACATTTAATGATGGAACTAGGACCTGGAACGAAAGCTGACTTGAGTTTGCAGCGTTTGCCTGAAATGATGAGGTGCTCACTGAAAGAGCGCCCTTCTGAACTGCATATTTTGGTGGGTCCTGGATAATACGAGCGTCGTAAACTGCAATCTTCTCGATTTCAGCCATTGTATTATGATATAGGTCTAAATACGAATTTTATGTTAACGCTTCCGTAATTGCTCAAAATTAAAGGAACAAGCTGTTGTGTAATCCTGTGTCGATAGTACAGCGAATATTCCAATTGCTTAAACGTTTTTGTGTCCAACAGAGCTGAGAAGTGAAGTTCGTTTGCGTCATACCTTATCACTGAACGAACGTTATACGGTGCAAAGTTCCACAGTGGGATTTCACCTATAATTTTATTTGTTAACGAGACAGTATCTGTTCGAGCAAAGTATGCCGTGGAATCAGAGTCAATTAAGTACGAGGCTGGTGAGGCGAGTTCTTCCAAAACAGGAACGTTTTCGCTTACCACGACAATACTTTCTACGGGTGACATACACGAAGACAGAGACTCCGAAGTTTGAGAAATTTCATAAAACTGTGTATCCGTTCGTGGGTCATGACTACTTGTACTATCCCACACCCAATAACTTATCAATGGGAACGATGTACTATTGCGCAACACCGCTAGAGTGTCCTCATACGCTGTGCAATATGACGGGAAGTTGTCAAAAAGGAATTTAAAGGACGTGTTAGACTCAAACGTGACCCATTCATCTGCGTTGTTAGTTCCTTGGTTACCCCATGACCTCCTACCATAGTCTAACAGCGCAATAGATTGCTGTTCTAAACCTGGTTGAATAACGTTTATTGTTCCAAAACCATACCCATCATACTTTATAGATGACAACAATGTTAATTCGTTGTAATGAAATTCAGGAGCGACAGTTGTAAAGATAGGCACTGGTATTAAAGCATCAAACACGGGCCTTGTTGGAGGTTGTCCTTGAAAATTGCTGTATGATAATGTGATTGGAGAAGCATCCAAAGGATCAACACCTGGATAAGTTTGCATGCCTGCGTACATAATTATATTTGTAGCTGATGCTATTGGAGAAATACATAAAGCGTAGGGGGTTGTTTCACCATTTTGGTAAGGTACTAATCCAAGGTAAACCCATGATTTATTTGAAACAGGACCAAGAGGTATTTCGTCTGGTGCAGGTTGAGTCCTACAACACATAAACACGAACGAAGTTGAAGTAACACCGGACACAGCTAAATCTCCAATTACGTACGTAGCAGATGGATTCCAAACATACGCCGACGCAGGAGTTATAAACAGCTTTCTATACGCATTATAGCAGAAAGCAAGTTGGCTATTTAAACTGTATGCCTCAAAATTTACAACATCAGCAGTCTGATCTGTAATCGATTCATCAATTGCAGGGTTAACGCAGTCATTAATAAATTTATTGATCTCATAAACGTTGTAGTAAGTAGATGAACCATTATCAATGCCAAAGTCTTGATTTTGTAAAGGAAGTCTTGGTTTGTTTGCAGTTGTGTCTTGAGTCAACCAAGTAATATTGCGGTACGCTGAAAAATTCCAATCTACGGTATAAGCTCGTGTCCAAGTTTTAGGAGGAACTGAAGCTGTTGGTGGGTATGTAGGGCTTTGAACTTGCAACGTAGACGAGGGTATATAACCCATAGTTCTCATAAAATTCATTTTGTTTACGGTTGTTGCAGGGTTAAAGACCACGTCTTCTCGGGTGTCAAAGGTGTAAAAATTCGGAGCTAGTGAAACTTTAAAACCAACATTTAAAAGAGAATCACCCCCAATTAAGATAGATTTTGAAAGAGGAGCAAATGTAATCGTTGTTGCCGTTCGTGATACTATTGTGTAATAACCGTTGTATTTCTGAGAAAGCTGGCGAATTTGTGTTGGTGTAAAGACCGCGTTGTAGGATGTTATTTCAATCTCAATGGGTGCATTCATTGGATGAACATCAACGTTGCCAATAAAACCGCGCCAAAATCCACTATCAGAAACGATAGTTGGAAAATTATCAGGTAGACGTAATACGATTGTTCCGAGTTGAACTTGGTTTGCCCCTACCATGTTTAAAGGTTGAAATTCTTGTTCGTCTGTCAAAAATTCAATATGACCGCCATCACGAACTGTTTCATTAATAACGTAACCATCAGCAAATGAGACAGGTCCAACTGCTATTGTAATAATTGTTGAAGTAACAGCAACTGGGAAAGTTAGACCAGGTGCATTGACAACAATTTGAGTACCTCCATTGAGCTTAACAACCGTAAACTGGTCATTAATGCGAGGGTCGGGTGATCCAGAAACATTGATGACAGTTCCAACTGGAAACGGTAAATTTGTAGCTACATTAAAAGTTAACTGCGGAGGGTCACCGACAATCGTTACAACAGTGGGTGTGACTTCTACAGGAAAATCTAAAGCAGCGTTATCAACAACAATTTGCGTAGTACCTTGCAATCGAATAACGTTAAATTGACCGTTTACTCGTGCATCTGGTGAACCACTAATAGCTACAAGATCACCAACAGAAAACGGGCTATTGTCTGCAAGGTTAAAAAATACCTCAGGCAAAGAACCCTCAATTGTAAGTGTTGTAGGACCTTGAGGACAGGGTTGGACTATACTTTTAGGAACTGCAAAGACCACTTGTGTTGTTCCTTGTGTCTGCAACACATTCCATGTACCGTTGACTCGGGGGTCAGGCGCACCTTGAACAGTCACTAAAGCATTGTATGTAAACCTAGAATTGTCTGCTACATTAAAGACTAGTAACGGGGTTTGACCTACAAGTTCAATAGTCGTGTCACTGACTGGAACTGGAAATGTTAAACCTTTAGCGTTAACAACTACTTGAGTGTTGCCATTGGTTCTGAGTACATTGTAGTTGCCGTTAACTCTTGGGTCTACAGCACCAGTAACATCGATTTGAGTACCGGGAGTAAAACGGTAAAAGCTATTGGTGTCAGTGACATTAAAAGTCAGCTCATTTGCAGTTTCATCTAAGCCAAACGAAGGTGAGTCAAATACACTTGCTATAAGACCATATGAAGGTGATGGGATCGGAGTATTCACTAAATTAAATGTCGGTGCTTGATAGACTGGGGTTTCTAATCCAAACGATGGTGACACATACGCTGGAACTGGATACGTAAACTCAAACACTAATGCTGGAGAAGCAGCACCATTTGGAGAAGCTGTATTAATGTAGGATGGTAGAACGAACGCTACAGTTGCATACGGGTTTGCTAGTGGTTGAAATGAATCACTCAAGTCGCGAATTCCAAATAAACGAACACGATCTCCAATCGAAAATCCTTCAACAGAGTCTACCAAAACCACTAAATATCCTTCATAGGGTTCATTTGCTTCTGGTAAAAAAGCAGTTAAAATTTCGGTTCTCACAGATGGAACAACCACAGGAGTCAAGCACGTATTGCGAATAGCTGAAGTTGTTGGAATAACACCAGGATTTGCCACGTTCGAAATTGCACCTCGAAAGTAGTTAAAAAGTGCAATCAAAGATGTATTCGTTACATTGGTTGGAAAAAGTGTCACGTTTTCAGTTGTATTAAACGTATCAATTAACGGTATAGACGCATTGGGTGAGTTTAAAAAAGTAGATTCAGCCCAGTATGGTACGTCGTTATCGCGCTCGACGTAAATAGAGCCAGGTGAGGGTGGGTAAATGACGTTTCCCGTGATAGCTAACGATGACAAGGTAACACCATCCGGTGGAAGTTCAAGTAAAGAATTTCTCCAAGTAGCCGACAAGCCAACCTCGTAAATTAGACGGTTTATGTCTGAAGTCGCCGGGTTAGGGTTGATTTGAACCTGTGGTTGAAAGATAGGTAAACACTTCGTTTGAATATCAGCAGTCTTTAACGCGATTTCAGCACGGGCTGTTTTACCAACGATTGGTAGAACACGGGTCTGGCTAAACTGTGTCTCAATGCCGTGGAGGTCAGTATGGTCTTCCCGTTGAATGTTTACCATGTTCGTGCTGTAGTAAACATGGTCTTTCGTGGTCGTCATCCCAGCACTGATCTGCCCTGCCTGTGAGGCAAATCCACCAACCACGCTGTTATCAAATGCTCTCTTCATTTATGAAGAATGCGGTAAGTCAAAAGTGTGACAAACTCGTCAGGTTTAATCCCACTTCGTTCAATTAATTTGATATAGTCTTGAATTGATAAATGATCGTGAAGAATACGACTCGCAATGTGACGACCACACGTATTCCTAGAATCCTCTTGCAGCTTAACGTTATTGTAAACTAGTTCACCAGGAAAGCCTTTTACGATGTTATGCATGTTAGGCAGCGTTTGGTCTAATGCCTCACGTTCATCCTTGCTTAGCCACGCCCGGTTTCCGTCCACTCGAATGCCAAACGAATCAAACACCTCTAATTGTTTACCTCCATCACGCATCAGCATAGCCTGCCAATGACCCGTCGATTCATCCTCGGTCAAAAAGAGTACGATTACGTAAGGTTGTTCTCGAAAGAGACTGCTCAGAGTTTCGTTTTCAAGCTCTGGATAAGTAATAATACGGACCGGACCTAGGATTTTACGAAGGTCATCGTTAGAAAGGGGGTACATCTCGAGTTTCTTTAAAAAAGCAGACGACATCGTAAAACAAGCTTAAATTGGTTTATATCACTCTAAATTATTCACGAAGCCTAGGTCGAATCGAAAAATGCTCTGATGGTTTTAGGAAAAAGTACTCAACATCCGGATTAGACCCTAGTTTCAACTGCCAACCATCCATTCCATGAGAGTCTTGATACTTTGCCAACCCATCTGCAACCTCTTTATCTAAACCACCAACAGACCGAAACTGAGGTGCATCGCCCTTTAAAAAATCATCCATGTTCACAATTTTTTGATCAAACACCTTGAGGAGTTCAGGGTCCAATGATCGTAGTGTTTCTCTAAAAAACATAGTTCCATCGTGGGTAAGAAGATCAAAAAGCTTTAGCGGTGAGGTTGCCTTCAAATACTTTTTAGAACCGCTATGTTCACTCATGGCTCCATTTTTATAAGTCCAAATATATTTGCTGCCTTGAAACAGCTTAGAAAACGTTGGAAAGCCTACCTTAGAGTGATGAATAAAAAGGTCACCAGGTTTTACCTCTGCAATATCATCAACTTCAAGTCCACGCTTGCCTGTACCGTATAAATGAGGAAAAACTGTTGACGTTGCTTCGGCGGGTAAAAACTCTCCACCCATATCTGACTTTAGTTTCATAATTGCGCGGTTAATTGAACTGGGCACAGCAACGTTCAACTGTAAAGGTCGTTCAACCGTTTCATATTTGTCCCCTACCATAACGCTTTGACGTACAGGCATTTTCGCAAGGTAATAGAGCATCATTAAAGACCAAGACATACAGAGTGGATCGACTTTTTGAAGTTCAATCGTGTTTATGCGGGTAACTTGAACTTTTTCTCCTAGGCGATCACGCTCGTCAAACACATCATCAAAGTAGTACTGAAAAGCCTTTGCAATTTCATCAGAATGAAACTTGTACGTCTCAAGAATGTAGAACGATGGCGGTCGATTACCCCACTGTGGGTGATTAATAATTTCAGGGACTAGTAAGTACGCGTTTCCGTGAGAGTCTAACGACCCATCACCTGTATACATAGAGAAAGTACCAAGAATAGCTCTGCCTTGCTTTAGGATATCAATCATGCCTTCTTTGTCCACAAAAAAGTCAAACACCTCGTATTCATCCTTTGTTCGGTCGCCAGTCTTACGTTCTCCGACAACCTGGAAATCTGTCCCTCTGGCTCTCTGTTGCGCTTCATCAGTCATAGGCCTTGGTGCTAACGCATACTCGCTAGTTTCACCAATTTTTGATTGAAGCCACACACGAGTGCCAAAGTCGTGTAAGGACGGGTCCACCATTGAATCGGCCACTTTACATAAACGAGGAGGTTGATAACGAAGCTTTAAATTTGATATGTCTCCATAGTTTAATTTTGCTATTTGTTCAATAGAAGAGCTCAGACGATCCATTGAAAAAAATCGAAGTGAAGTCGAACTCAAAAAATCGAAGTGTTATATAGAGATGAAGATCAACCAACGACTATATATATCCGTTGATAATCGTTAAACGGACGAATAGATGTATTCTCTTTATAAGACACTTCGATTTTTTGAGATGGGGTTCACTTCGATTTTTTTCACAAAAATGTGAAGAGACTATAAGCACTAATAAATAGGTTTTAAACTTATATATGACTACGTTTACTTTTTAACCTTTCGAGAACTTTTTCGGGATGACTTTTTGCCCTTGCTTTTCTTGCCGAAGCCGTATTTGTATTTGTGGAAGCGCTTAAAGAGGTCGGGGATGTCAGTCTGATTGCCCTGGAAGGAGTGTACGTAAGCAGCAAGATCCTTCTTCTTATGCTTTTTTGCAAACATAATGCGCAAAGCGTTCATGATTTTGGATAGAGCCATTGTAAGAGGGTTTAATTAGTGTATAAGCTTAAAACAATATATGTCATAAATTGTGTTCTCTGTTTCAAAAACATGAACCTTTTCCCAGATTGCCTTTCCTTCTCTAACACTTAACGGTAGGATGGGTATCTGGATGTGCTGAAACACACCGGCTTCACTCAGTGGGGTATGCTTGTGATCATAGCGAATGTCTTCAATTAAATCGTTGAACGCCAACTCAACTGTGCTGTAGAGACCGTGGTGCCTTAAAAAAGACCCTCGCTCAACCCATTCAGCCTTGTCGTAAATATACAGCTTAAAAAAGTAGGTCATTTTAATACGTGTATACACTCAATTTTATAGTATTTTACTGTCAGCACACAATGGAAAATAAAACTACTGTCAGTCTACCACAAACCGAAAAGGAATGGTTGGATGCAATTGAGTTTAAGCAACCACAGGAGCACGATACTGTTGGTTTAGTTAATATGAAATTAGGATACGGATCCTCTTTTCAGTTAATCGGTGAGGGAGATGAGCCTGTGATGGCCCGTCCAATCCTCACGCCGTTTGAGTGTCTAACGGTCGAAGACTTTATGTCCAACAAGGGACGTGGACAGCTCTCTCTCCCTGTCACGCTGAACCAAAAGCTTTGGAAGAGTCTTAACTCTCTTGACAAGGTGTTTGATCAGTTCATGCTCAACAACTCCAAGAAGCTTTTTTCAAAGCAAGACGCTGAGTTTCTCAAGAAAGATCCATCCAGCATTCTGCTCAAGCACCCTAAGCCTTTGGCACGATTCACAGCAGACAACTCACCGGACTTCAGTAGCATTGTCCGATTCCGCGTGACGGGACGAGGAGGTGAAGTCACATCCATCACATGTGCCAATGGACGGGTGGACAAGGTGACTTACGGAGAAATGACAAGCCCATTACCTCCTAACGCTACTCGCTTTGCCATGCTCAATGGTAAGGTTTTGAATGGACGACAGTGCATCTCTACGACCATTCGGCGTGACAAGGACTTTGGAAAGGGGCAGCCAAAGACTCGCGTGATTGGACCTGGAGATTTTAAGGGTGGAATGATTCATTCCGCTCGCTTCAACATTTCTCATTGGTCTCTAGTGAACGGAAGTGCTTCCATTATCCTACGCATGACAGATGTAGTCTTTGAAAACATTACAAAGGCAGTAGAAGTTCCTAAAGGGTTTATCATTCAAAACGACGAGGACCTAGAGGATGAAGACGAGTCTGCACCTGAGCCAGACGAAAAGAAGCTTTCAAAGCGTTCTTTAGATGAAGCCTTTAGCCCAGAATCAAAGAGGCTTTCAGTAGATGTTTAGTCTTCAACGTCAGACGTTTGAGTTACAGTTGTACGATCATCTACTTCATCTTCGGTATCGGATTCGTTTGGTTGACCGTTATACCGTTGACCGTTAACTTCAACACCAATATCCTCTTCTGTATTGAATTGACATCCATGACTGTATGTGTGGCCGTTCGTTTTACGAGTAATACAAGAGTGACATGTGAAAAGAGCCTGTGCTTGAGTTTGCAATTCTTTCATTCTCTGGGACATAAGTTCTGCGGGGCTTGGGACATAAACGGGTGGTGGTGCTTGAGGCAGTGGCATAGCAAAGGGATGGAAGGCTGGAGGAGGTGGGGCTTCAACTGTGATTAACTGTAAACGATCTTCGGTCCAGGTCCCAGGAATCGGTGCTTCGTTGCTAAAGAACACTATGTGAGGGGTGTTAAAACGCTTAAACTTGCTCTGAAACTTGGGTGAAAATAGTCCTCCGTTCTTCATTCTTTCAGCACATGTAAATGCTTCTGTGTAGCTCATCAAAGGTGTTGCGCGGGGAATGTCGAAGATGACAATCCGTTGGCCCGTGTAACCGTAGGCAATATCAATCTCCCGACCTTGAAGTTCAACTGCATCCATCTCGCACTGTAGATACTTTGCCAACCTAGACTTTCCAGAGTGACCAGCCTTGTCATAGACCCAATAGATGTGACGAGGGTGGGGTGGCTTCTTCAAAGCTTCAATCATGACCTGCTGAAATGGGTTAGGTTTAAAAGCTTGATCCTTTGGCAGTTCCTCGATAATGTCGGCCAACCGTTGAATACCGGCATGGTAACGGACAAACTGAGCTGAATATTCTTCTGCAACTCGCTTGACTCCTCGAGTGGGTCCTTCGGTCTTCAGGATTTCCCGTATCTCATCAAAGTCGCTGCGGTGGCCTTGTCCACGGACGCTGATTTCACCTTTATGCCAGAGTAGGCCACAGTGAAGGTCCCCCTTTACAAGCTTGAACGGGTCCGTTACATCGCGGATGTGTTGATCTCGAAGCTTGACATCGACTGGGTTAAAGGTGGCTTGAGGAAGCCATTTCTGAAGAGGGAGATAGCGTAGCTGATTTTTACCCTCTACGTAGCCGTGAAACTCTATAAGCCGAGGCTCCTCGTCGTTGGCAGGCTGTACGTTCGCAAACTGTGCTTGGCCTCTTGCAAAGTTCACACCAAGCATTTCAGGAAACTCTGGCGGTCTGTAGTCACCATATTGCGTGACTTCATCAAAGCTGTGGGGGTCTAATGGTATGACGAACCGCCAACCGCGAGAAGCCTTTAAGTTTTTTCCCATTACATAAATTGTTTTAAATTATATTTGTATACACGCTCCTATTATGGACCAACAACCTCGTGGATCGTTGCTTCAGATGGCTAGAATGATTCAAAAACCTACACCGATTACTTCTCGGCCTTTTAAACGTAACGCGTTTATGGACTCTCCCGTGTCATCTGACGAGGATGAATCACCTCCGGCTGACACAGGCTCTGCACCTACTCTACACACCCTCACCAGCGCAGTATCTGTACTAGCACAATCTATGGAACGTGAAGCCGCCTTGAGGGGTCGTACAAGTCGGGTGGTTCAAGACGACGAGTACCGTGAGCGCCCACGCTACGTCCAACCCCGTGCTCCTGCCGGCATGGACTCTGAGCTGTACCAAACAGTTTACGAATCAGGCTTTCAAGCTGGGCTAGCTCAACGTGAACCTCCTCCTCCTTGTAAGAACTGCATTAATCGTAGAGAGAAGAACCGCCTTGCTGCTCAAGAAGCTCGAAAGCGAGCAAAACTTCAGCAAAACGGAAACTACGAAGAAAACGACGAATAATTTAGTTTAACAATGTCTCATGAAAGTGAATTTATTAGTTATGATGATGATGAAGAGTTTTCACCTATCGTACCAAATACAGAGGAAAAAATCGCGGGGTCGGTTGAAAGTTTACGGGTGTGGGTTTCTTCGATTGAAGACAACGTTGTAGAGTGCGCCCACGAGATCAAGAACCTTAACGACGCTGTAGAACAGAATGAGAGAACACTTCAAGCCATCCTGGGTGGGTTAAAGAACCTTACATCAGAGTTAAAAACGAAGGATCGTATAAAACGAATGACGGAGTGCAACCGTGAGCTTGGTCTTGCTTTATCCGCGAAACTCTACCGCTCGGAGGCTAAGCGGTTGAAAATCTCAGTCCCATCTGTGCATACCTTTCACCCAAGTGTGCTGCCCTATATATTTTCAGACTCGGAGGACACTGATAACGAAGAAGTGCAATCAAGAGACTCAGAAGAAAACAAGGCTACGCATTAATGTCTCAACGTATTATTCTTTATTTCAGACCACGTGAACGCGGAGGAGTGCTTGTATTTGTAAATGGATTAGGGTATAGACGGTGGAAAGTCATACAAGCTAAGCCTGTGTCTCGTTGGAATCCTTAATGTGGCGATGTGGCAGTTGGCAGTTACCCTGTTGGGAGTTGACCTGTTGACAGTTAACCTGTTGACAGTTAACCTGTTGACAGTTGACAGTTAGTTTGTTGGCAGTTGGCGGTTGGACCGTTGACTGTTTGACCGTTTGGCAGTTGAACTTCCGCGGTTGAGTAGGTAGAACATTGTACAACACTAATTATATCATTTACTTGGGTGAATTGAACACTTTTGGAAGTAGAACATCGTCAAGCATCTCCTTAGAGAAGTGACAGACAAAGTTCTGTTTACAGTCATCACAGAAGTTGCCACAGAGCCAACGAGGACCCTTAGTCTTCTTAGGTGCTCCTGGTGCCTCAAGTGGCTCCTCAAGAGGACGCTTGGGTGTCTTGGGACGTGGTGGCACGTAGTCGCCTTCCTTGAAGGTCTCAGAAGCTACGCCAACCCACCCACCCTCCTCTGGGAAGATCCTGTCAGTCTTGTCAGAGTCGTAGTCTTGCTCTGTTGGCTTCTCTGCGTCCGACTTGTCGTCGTCTGAGTCCTCAACAACGATGGTACTTGATGTTTTACTCTCTGAGCGACGCATGAGGCCTTTGCCTCCAGTTTTGCGAACGAGAGGAGATGGAGGAGGCTGAAGACTCTTCTTGATTGATTCTGCATTGTTCTTCTGCTTGTGAGCTTCAACGAGCTTGGAAATGCCATCGCTACCAAGCGTGATAAGGTCTAGAGGTCGAGTGCCCTTGGGTAGCACACCTCCAGGGATCAATGGAAAGACTTCGGCCTTGGTTGTGCTTGTCTCGCTGGTCTTCTGGAGTTGTTTCTTAACTACGTTGAACAGCTTGGTCTCGTCGTCGGAAAACTCCTCGATGTCGTCCACCTTCTCCATTTCCGTAGCTGGGGACCAGTTGTGGTACTTGCGCATGAATTCACGATACGTGAGCAGCTTGCGTTGGATGCGTGGAGGTGACTGAAGAGGCACGTCTTCGACTTCTTCGGTTGGTCGTTTAGGCATCTGCGAGCGATCGATCGAAGGGCCTCTGGACTTGACGACAGGCCACTGACGAGGCTCTGGTTCCATCAGATCAGGACGTGCAGGCTTGTATCGATCGACGGTGAGCTTGACCTCGGCTAGACGCCTCTCGTAGCTATCGATCTCCATCTTCGTGTTGGTTGCTTGAGTCAGCAAATGTGATCGCTTAAATTGTAACTCGCGAATTACACCTTCGATCGTCAATTTCTCAGCTAGAGCACGATTGTATTGAACAGACATTGTTGTGGTTTTAATTTGGAGGCTTGAAAAAATTTTTTCGAGTTTTTGATTTTTTTGTGGGTTTGAGTTCTTCTGAGTTCTGGGTCGGTTCTGGTCAAAAAATCAAAAAATCGCAAAACTTTTTTTCAAGTCCTGCAAATTTACCCAACCCTCAGAATCATTAATTTACGATAGTCTGTGAAGTTTGAGCGTCGATTTCGAAGTTTTAAATGCACTGGATTTTTCACAAAATTAACGAAGAGCAAGACTGGGACAAGAAAGCGTTCGAGATTCAGCGCGACGGCCGCGGCACCTCATGGGAGATCAACAAGCACGAGAAACTACGCAGCAAAGAGCTTGCTCTCATCGGTCAATTCAAGACGGAGATGATGTACTACGAGCCGGTTCAGAATCACATGCTTCTCGGTAAAGAGTACCGCAACCTTCTCTCTGAGCTCCAAGGTCTCTTCAACACGTACAAAGACCTTGCTCTTGAGGGTGATCGCGCATCCATTCACCTACATGATCGTCTAATGAATAAAAGCGACGCATTCAAGACGTTTTTGAACGAGTTCAAGGATCGCGTCAGTACGTTCGCCTACTGTCCTCATTGCATGCATTCAGAGAAGCTTTGCAGAGACAACGACAAACGCGAGTGCCAGAACATCATCGATCACTGTCGCGAGTTTTCCGAGTTCATGTACAGCATGCACGATGTCGATGCAACGATGATGGATACATGCAAGGGTTGTCAGTATATGAGCATCGACGACAAGCATCACCTTAGCACTGGAGGCTGTCTCGTTGGCAAAGTCGACAAGCCAAAAATCAAGTCACCACTTGAGCGCATGGTCGAAGCTGATAGAGCCGACAAGAAGGAAAAGTTTAAGGTACCCGAAGTCATTGGAGTTCGAAACACTCCTGCGACAAAGAACTCGGATGCTATCTTTCCCATACGCTTACCCAAGAAGAAGACTGATTGGATTTGTGCACACTGCAACCGCGGTCCTGGCAATGGAAAGCACGGTGCAGACCATCGCATTTGCGTCTTTGAGGGATTCAACTGTGATCCAGATGCATGGGAAAAGGCTAGTGGTGTAAAAAAGGATGATTAGACGTTGAACAAATATTTTTACAACTAACGGTTAAACTGCCAACTGTCCAACTGCCAACTGTCCAACTGCCAACTGCCAACTGTCAACAGGTTAACTGTCAACAGGTTAACTGCCAACAGGTTAACTGCCAACAGGTTAACTGTCAACAGGTTAACTGTCAACTGTTTACTTGTCTAAAATTGCATCTGGATCAACAGTACTAGATTCCGGGTCCATAATGACCTTTCCGCTGTTTGTAACAAGTCCACAGCCACCTCGAAGAGCGTCTCCGGTCTTAAACTTGTCGGGTATTTGTGAGTTAATGACACTGCATCCTCCTTTCATAGACCCACCCGTCTTTGTTCGTTTACTAGGAAGAACACCCTTGTAGCCACCCTTTTCAAGGTATTGAATAGCTGTCTTTCCCTGTTCATGTCGTTTCTTGCTAACAATTCGACCATGCTGGTTTCGAATAAGATCATCCTTAGTCAAACGTCCAGTCGTGTGGGTTGCATTTCCACGATAGACTTGAATCCTAGAGCCGATGATCTTTCCTGACCTAGATGGCTTCTTGGATCGCTTTGCTCGAATAGCCTTCAACACCGCACTTGACTTTCCTCCTTTCATTGTACCACCTGTGTCCATTATTGTCTACTTAAAAGCACACGAAATTACAGTCGTCTGATTATTAAAAAATGATCACGACTCGCGACCGTCCAATTGATGAGGTCCAAACTGCGATTTTGAAAACACTAGATGCGTCCGAAGAGGATTTGTCGCGTACTCGTAGAAAACGGACAACCGATGATGCTGTTTTACCTATCCCTCAGAACACGTTGAGTGAAGTAGTGTTTGCCGATGGCACAGATCGTAAGGCGCGAATTGTAAAGACGCTTGATGGTAACCCTAACAAAGGCACTGTGGTTGTTGCCATTCGTGGTACAGACGACTTAACTGACTTAGCGTTAGATCGAGTTGTGTTTACTAATCCAAAGAAAAACCTACTTAAACCTTCACCTGAATACCAGGAAATAAAGAATCACGTAGAGGAATCACTGCGGTTGTTATTTTCTGACAACCCTGTTCAACCAAGGGGTTACAAGAAAAATTGGGATGTGTTTGCAGTTGGGCATTCGTTAGGTGGAGCTGTAACGGACCAGCTAATTTTAGATGGTGTAGTAACGGGTGGCTTATCGTTTGCAGCTCCTAGGACAATAGATTCAAAGTTTACTCAACCGTCTTACGGAATCATTAACATTAGAGATGGTGTTGTTGGCCGTGTGCATGGATTACAAGACACGCCGTTTGATCTTGTAGTGCCGGGTGTTTCATATCTTCAAGCTAGTGCACTTACACAACATAACATGCCATTCCTTAAACCTTCTATCACAGCTACGTTAGTAGATGAATACCCAAAATTTAACAATAAGAAGTATAGACCATCAGTGCCCGAAAAAGACTTCAACCTTAGCACTGGATCCGGTCGAGCTCCTAAGTTACATACATTGTACGATGCTGCTGTTAACGCATATGATCATGGAGCTGAAAGCTATGAACAAAAGCTAAAAGACTTTATAGAGCAAGGATTAATGCTACCTGAGTTAACGCTTCGTCGTTTTGGAAAAGCAATTGTACACTTCTATGTTTTTTCAACGCCTAAGTATAATTATCTAGAAATGCCTATCCGCGCTCAAATCGAGCAAGCTATTCGCAAAGTCGCCAAAGGTGAAAACCTTGACGACATCAAACTCGCGATGCTTCTTAACAACTTCTAAACCGTTTTCAGTTTATCTGCAATAAATGCCTTGATTAACGGAACAGCATACTTCATCACATCGCGAATACCCAAGTAAATGAGCACCATCAATGAGTACTTGATTGTCTGCACGGTGCTTTCTAGGCTCTGCGATCCATCCGTTGATCTTGTCATATTAGATAAGTCTAAGTCGTAGTGATCCATTATGATGAAAGGCCTCTTTAATTTGAACAAGTACTTTGACGAAGACTATTTTATTGACGACGAATTCTTAAATTTTGATTACAACGATTTTGATATGCTTACACCTATACCTGAAATTGAAGAACCTCGTTTTATAGCCATGGAGTCAATTGAAATTACCTTTTCAAGTGCTCACAGTCGTTTAACGGTTCAAGAATGGATTCCGTGCTCTGAACCACCCACCCCACCTGCAACACCAAGAACGCCTACTTACGAGTACGAAGATGACTTAGAAGAGCTTCCTATCTTTACTGATGAATGCGAGGAGGGGATACAACGACCTACTCCTCTGTACAAAGGCGTTAACGACGATACTGCTGAAGAGTCGAGCTCCGTTCCTCGTCGTTAGTCGCATACTTTCGAGTTGACTTCGGATAAAGCGACGACAGAGCGTTGGGTCCAAAAAGGAGTCTATCATATCCAGCTTGGCGATTTTTATCAAGGAGTAACGAGTATACCCTTTGGTTGTCTAGAAGCTCCTTCTGTCGAACGGCTTCGGTGAGTCTGCGTTCGGTGAGTGAATGGCTTCCTGTTTTTGTCCAATCCTCTGAAAGCGTTACATGACCAGGAGTTAATGAATAAGGATAGCTCATTTGTTACAATTTATGACTTGTTACTGATATGGATTCAAATCAATATATCAGTGGAGGAATTGGAGCATCAATAGTAGTTGCTCTCTTAGTTTTAAAACAAGTTTATAACACAATCAATCATAGGCGAATACGATCTAACTGCTGCGGCACAAAGCTTGAAGCATCGGTAGATATTGACGAGACGACACCTAAAGACGTAGAAAAGGCAGAGAATGCTCTTCATGAGTTACAAGCGGTAGTCCAGTCAAAAGTTAACGGCGAACGGTGAACGGCGTCGGTACGCGTTATTTCTTGAGGGTATAAGCTTGCAAGAAGGACTGACTCTTCGATGAGTTTTGCGTCCATGGAGGGTTGAAAAAGGAATTTTCCGTTAGCCCACCAGCATTTCCAGCCTTTGGTGCTTAACGTAAAACGGATTTTGTTTTGAACGTAGGGCGAGAGGTTGTTTGTGAGTGCGATACAGAAGAATTGATCCCACGAGGAGGATACATTTGCGAGTCCAGAGGAAGTGAAGGTAACTTCAAAATGGCCCGGACTATCGAGAAAAACAGACGTTCCGCAGGTGATGTATGAAGCATGGACGGCGATTCGGGAGTTAATGCAAAAACGGCCAACAAGCTCTTTAGATTTAGATTGAAGTAGAGGTGCAAAAAAATTTTCAGTTGTTAACAAGTCTAGAAAGTCGTTATAGACTGTGTTTTGAAGTTGCTCTGTGGTCCGAATTTCATTAAGTATGTCTTCGTTGGCTGAATTCATAAGCTGTCGGACCGCGTCAGCTGATTCCATCGTTTTTTAAAATTTATGTACTGTTTATCTTTTCCACGCAAGCTGGGACGAACTCATCTTTGAAGAAGCTGTGCACACCCTCCATTAACCTGTTCGCATAGTCTTCCACGTAGGGCACGTAAGTAACGTAAAGAGCATGAGGTTGCCATACCACAAACCAACCTCCTTTCATGGTGGCGCCGCCACGGACAAGGTCGTGGTTTCGTATGAGCCACATAGAACCTTGCATCTGATCTAAGTACATAGCTGGAATGTTATATGTATCTTTGGAGTATGGATGGCCTAGTTTTTCACGGTGATACGCTGGTGCTTTGTATTCAATCAGTTCAACGTGTTCAACTCCATTTTCCCAACGTCTTAGAATGCCATCTGGTGAACAAGCAGTCCATGGTTTTGATGGGTGTTTTAACAGACCAGGGTGTTGTATAGAGATCATACCAGGTGAACGCTCGTCAAGCATCTTTAAAAATGCTTCTTCAGCGTGTTGCTCATGTTCGATACCCCACTTTATGTATTGTTGAGGAATCTTAGCTTCTTGGGGGTTAATTTTGTAACGAAGCAACGCGGGTCGTGACATGTAACGGTTATGACCAACGGATGCACCAAACTGACTGGCTGTAACACTGAAAGCACGAGCTTTATGCCACTCTTCTGATCGTTGTTCACATTCTTGTTCTTTAAGGCATTCTTCAGGCGTTCGGTTCACAAAGACTTGCTCAAACGTTTCAGACGTTATCGGTTGGATTTGCTTTAGAAATTTCAATTGTGCTGGGTCATCCCAAGGCATCTTAAAATTAACTGCCTCGCTACTATTTGAGTCATCATAGCATAGTTCGTTGTGTTCAAAACAGCTGTGGCTTTCGGGGGTTGAAAAGAGCTCAGTTTTAAAAGGGTTAATTAATAACGCAGGCTCTACAGTTTCACACAGTGTACCTAGGTCAGACAACTTTATTATACGTCTGCATTTAGTTGGCTTAGTCCGAGGCATGTTCCCAGTTTTTATTTGTTTTGTAGTTCTTATTGCAAAAGCTCTTTTAGTGCTTTACAGTCTTGCTCAAATTCAAAAAGCTTACATAGACTACAAAGTAAACGACTTCGATTCAGATGCCGAGTTCTATGGATATGAAGCGTTTCAATGCGCTAGCCGAAATTGCGGAGTGTGTGGGAAGTGATATGCTTAAATGGCCATTAGAGTGCCAAAGCTGTCTCTCATATGATCAACAGAGGCAGTTCTACAACTTTTTGATAACTCTGACGTCAGATTGTGATCCCATCAACATTCACAACTACCCGTTAAGGTATAAAGGGTTTATTAATGCCAGTCCGTTCATTCTTAGCAACGTGTGGAAGTGGAAGTACTTAATTGAGTTTAACTTAGAGTAAATTGTTTTCTCCCTACTAATTCGTTGAACGACTCTTCTATTAAGTCCTCTATCTCTTCCTTTTCCTTTGTCTTTTCAGCTATGCGTTTGTGTAGATCCTTTAAAATCAGCATGTACCCGTCTTTATCTTCACAATTAGGTAGGCTAAGCTTGTGTCCTACGTGCATAATCTTACGTATCATCATACTTTCGTCATACCGCAAATCGCAATAATATAAATTTAACTCGTGGATTGGTGCCCAGTCTTTACCAAACATTTTAAACCCTTTAGTTTTTTTATATGACGTAAAAATAGAGGTCATTTACTTAGATTTGCGTTTTCCGTGAGATTTTGATTTCTTGTACTTTACCCACTTTTGTTTTCGCCCGTAACCCAACTTGTAGGCCAGTTCGTTTGCAAGTCCAACAGCTTTGGCTGTCGTACCTACCATTCCAGGGTCTGCAGCTAAAACACTTGTAACGGCAGGAATAATCGTTTTTCGGAGAGGCTTATCTCTATGGAACTGAGTTCGTAATGCAGAGTTAGAGTCAGTGAATTCATGTTTGATTTTTTTACCAAGAGATCTTAGTTTGTCCATGATTCGACTGCCCCCCTTTTTCGAAGATTTCTTATGAGCTCTCTTCATTGTGTTACTTGTGTGTATGTAGTTAAATAATCAGTTAATGAGGGTCGACTATTTGTAATCTACTATATTTTTATATTTTTCTAAAAGTGAGTGATTAGATGGATATAGACCAATTTCGTAAGATTTATTCCGATTTTCGGTTAGCTGAAAGTAGAGCTAAAGCGAACCAATACAAAGCATGGGATTACTCGTCCCAACACATGAACATGCGTGCTCCGCTCGACAAACGGCAGTATGATCCTCGAAAAGAAGAAGCTGAAGAGTTGTATTACAAGGAAGATCAGTTTAAGCAGATCCCTCGTCCTAAAACCCACCTTTCCCATCTATCAACTGGTATTGTAGGTGGTATTACATCTAGGTTAGCAGGAAAGGACTTTAGAGATACTACTTCTAAATTTGTCACGTATGGCGAGCTTTTCAATCACGTTCCAATGATCCCAGAAGTTTCAGATATCGTTAGAAAAATGTTGACTCCTCTCCAAATAGACATCTTTAATGAAAGTATTAACTCTATTAACGCTAATGAAAGAAGCCCGGGTCTTTTGTTAGCAGAGACTGTTATTTTGTTTATAAAGAAAATGACATCATCCCTGTTTTCAACTAGAGATGCATTACAAAACAATGATAGACGCCTTTACAAAGACTCACTTAACAGGCTTACTATGCTACAAAGCGAAGAAGTTTTTAGATCCTTTTTACCATCAAAAGCAGCTGAACTATTATCAAGACTAGCTTATTCAGTTTGGGAACTAAACCTCACGAAACAAGACGTCTTTGATAGTGCTGCTACTGTCCCGGAATCTACTGTGAGCAACAACTCGGCAGCGAACGCTCAAGACATGGCAGCACAGAATTTTGTGAATATGAATAACGTTGTGAGAGCCCAGTCTCAGTTAGATGTTCGACCACTCAGAGAAGTTCAACCACAATTAGAAAGCATTAACGACCAAGATTACTCGGAAGGTGCTAGTTTGTTGATGAATCTTTACGTTTATTTAGAGGAAATGGTAACCACAACTGAAGCCCCTATGCCAACGCTTAAATCTCAAGCCTCATCGGCTACAAAGTCGTCTACTGTTAAGACCATTAACACCGACACCAAGGCTACCCCACCAAAAACAGAACCAGAAAGCTTGGTTTCTTTACTTAAAAAGATTATTGCTCAAAACGAAGCAAAAGACGAAGATGAAGAAGATGGCCAAAACAGTAGCGGAGGCGAAGAAGATGCTCCACCACCCCCACCGCCAGCACCACGAGTTCCACGGGCGACGCCTCAGGGTCCAACACTCATTGTACCTAACAATCCTACAATGGTGCCACAACAACCAACCCCTGGTGCGGCGGTTCCTATATACAACGAGTTGGGTGAATTAGAAAGATATGCAGATATCACTCAACCTCAAGCTCAAGCACAAGCTCCTGAAGCGGATCAAGAAGATGAACAAACATCACCTATTACGACTATTGGAGAAGACAAAGTTGAAACGGTTGATTTAAACGGTGTTGCAGTAACAGGAACTAAAGATGAGATTGTAAAATTAGCACCAATCGTTCTTAACCAACCAGTTAACCAAACTCAACAAGCTTTAACAACAGCACAGATAGCACCACTGGCGGTTGGACAGGATGCTTTAGATGAAGGCTTCATAAAGAAACCTTGGGTTGAGCAATGGCCCGTTTTATTTGAGATTAATGACAAGGTGTTAAATGAAATGATTATTTTGCAGAAAAACCTCCCAGAGCTTACCTTTAAGAATGGCAATTCAAACTCGATTTTCTATGTAACCCCTGGTTCGCGTTTACGATTATTACTTATTTTGAAGGCTCTGAAAGACGTAGTACCAGCCGTTAAGCAACCTTTAATTTTTACAAGAAAAGATTCAGGTCTTTCGTCAGATGAGTCTCAAAAAGAAGTTTATGATTTAGTGACTGCGGAAATAGCTGCAATGTCAGCTGTCGAACCTTCAACTCAAACTCAACCTCCAGAAGCCCAGCCAGAAGAAGGTAAGTTTGAATTTAAATCACCTTTTACGCGTTATCGAAGAAATCCTACCACGGGGCGTATTGAAGGGTATGGCAAGCGAGGCAGGGGTAGGCCGAAACGTCAGAGGGACGAGGAGGTCATAGATGAATCTAAAAAATCTAGGGTGCAAGTACCATCATCGTTGTCGTCTCTTTCATTACCTGTGGAGGTGTCTTCGTCTCCAGATATCTTGGATTTACACAAAAACGATTTAGTGACGTCTATAACCGTAAAAAGATCACCCATTCCACAATTTATGGAAGACCTCTTTGAAAGCCTGTCAAATGGTACATGGTCTCAATTAAAGAAAAAACACGGCTTTGATTCTTTCTTCCATTTAGCAGCTGTCATTAATGATGATATCCTTGTGGAGAAAAACTCAAATGGTATCAATGTTGCTATCTATAAACCTTATGAATCAGAGGAAATTAAAATACCATCAAAATTGTTAGGAAAGTTTACTCTGGGAGAGATGGTTGATAAAGTAAAGGCTGATATGGGTCAAGATTTCTTCAGTTATCACCCATTTGAAAACAACTGTCAGAACTTTATGTTTCGATTTCTAAAAAATTCAAAGGCT